TAACTGACCAAGTCTGGTCAATTGTATGTGCTGTCTTATAGTACCAATATGTATCAGAAGATAATTCTGGTGCAGTTCTTGGTAAGATAGAACCCTTCTTTTCTTCTAAGAAGAAACGATTCATAACAGGGTCAAGTCCGGCTGAAGTACCGATTAAGATTGATGTAGAACTTGTTGGAGCGACTGCCAATACATATGCATTACGCATACCTGTTGCATGTACTTCTTCCTTGAGTTCTTTCCAACGTGCAGAGTCATATCCACGCTGGTCGAAGTACGCACCTGTCTGCCACTCTGAACCTTCAAAGTATTGATAGCTTCCACGTTCCTTAGCTAACGCATTACTTGCCTTAATAGATGCATATGCAATATTTTCAAACACTTCATCTACAAACTTCAAGTGTTCTTCACTTTCCCACATGATATGGTTCTTTGCAAGCATGTGGTGGTAACCACTGACACCAAGACCGATAGAACGATACTTATGGTTTGTTACTTTTGCGTTAGGCAAAGGATAGAAGTTTAGATTGATAACGTTATCGAGAGCACGTACTACAGTCGCAGTAACTTCTTCGATTTCCTTTGGATCTGTCACGTTAATATTACCTAAACATAATGAAGCTAAGTTACATACAACATAATCACCTGGTTTTGTTGTTGTGACGATAACTTCATCACCATCCTCTGTCTGAATAACACGAGATACCTGCTTCACTTCAGACATGTTCTGTGCAATTTCTGTACAGAGGTTAGAACTATAAATCATACCCTTGTGCTTATTAGGGTTTGCACGGTTAACCGCATCACGATAGAAAGCAAATGGAGTTCCTGTTTCTACCATAGACTTCAAAATTAAACGTACAACTTCCTTTAATACAAGGACACGTTTAGAGATACGGTTGTCATGTACACATTCCCAATATCTCTTTTCCCATTCTTCACCATAGAAGTCCTCAAGGCAATAACCCTTAATCATAAGGACATCATGTGGATCAAGAAGATACCAATCTTGGTTCATGTCTTCCTTCACCATCTTCCAGAATAAGTCTGGATAGCATACTGCAGGGAATACATCGTGAGCCTTCATACGGTCATCACCGTTATTTGTACGTAATTGTAAGAATTCAGGTAAGTCTTTATGCCATACATCGAGATATACTGCTACAGCCCCAGCTCTTACACCAAGTTGGTCAACCGCAACTGCAGTATCGTTGATGACACGGATCCAACGGATAACACCACCAGATGCACCTTCAAAACCACGGATTGATCCACCACGGGAGCGAACCTTTCCTAAGTACATACCCATTCCACCGCCGAACTTACTTACATCAGCGAAGTTAGAAATAGAATGATAGATACCATCCAATGAATCTGGAACAGTATCAATAAAGCAACTAGATAACTGATGATATGGCTTTCTCGCATTTGCTTGTGTAGGAGTTGCCATCGTTACCTGATGTAAACTCATCATATCGTAGAACTTCTTTACCCAACCGATACGATCATTTGTTTCTTTCATTGCTAAATGCATTGCAATACCAATGTACATTTCCTGTGGTGACTCTAATAGGACATGCTGGTGGCTGCGAATCAAATAACGCTGGGATAACAAGTCTAGTCCACTATATGTGAATAAGTTATTACGTGTATTGTCAATTAATGTTGCGATTTCATCAACTTCTTTATGAGAATAGTTTTCTAAGATATATGCTCCATATAACCCTTGTTCGATCATATAGGAAATCTTCTGGTAGAAGCTTGTTAAACCTAGTTTCTCTTCAGTTACTTTTAAATCACAAGCAATACTGTAACTGAGCAAACGTCCAGCAATTCTCTCCCAGTTTGGTTCTTCTTTCGTTGTAAGTTCAGCAGAACTTCTTGTTAATAAAGCAATTCTATCTTTCAGAGATTGGCCTTCTTTAGACATTGTAGAGAACTTCTCATACAATCTCTTTAAGTCATAGTCTGGATAAGCCTTCTGGATATCAACCAAAACATCTTCCAACTCTTCATCACCGATGAGTTTCACTAACTCAAGGCGTTCATTACGCATCTGTGTGCGCTTTTCACGGTATAAGATATAACTCTTTGCGACGTTATACTTTTCGTTCTTCATCAAGATTTTTTCAACAGTATCTTGAATTTCTTCAACATCAACTTCTTGACGACCGTCGAACTGCGCTTCAATCTGCACTAGTAAGTCAGAAAGATATGCTTGATCAACACTTTCATTTACGCTTTGGAAAGATTTTTCTATTGCTAAAACAATCTTAGCTCCATCATATGGAACAACTTGTCCGTTACGTTTTACTATCCTATCCACAACTTCTACCTCCACTGAATTCTGTCTTTCAATAGCATAATAAAAAAAGAATTATTTTTCTATCTGAATGCCCAATTTTTTCGATAAATTTCCCCTCTAAAAGCCCTATTATTTTGAATGCTGAAAATCCCTCATTTTTTTCTCTGAAATCATTCCCACTTTTTCATTTTCAAGGATTGAAAACTTGCACATCATTTATTTAAATTATCAAAAAAAGACCACTAAAGGGCCTATTAAAACCAATCAATTTTCATTGATATATTATTCCATACCTGCTAATCGATATTGTTCATGAATCCATTCTTGCTCTTTTTCAAAAGCATCTATCGCTTCCTGTGGCACATCTTCTTTAAATTTACCGTTGACCCTATATGGTTTGTAAATCTCTTCGAGTTTTCTTATTTCATCTGGAAAATACAGTACCATATTATCACTTCTGCTTTATATCTAGTGTATCGTTGCTAACTGTTATTATATTGTACTGCCAAATGTATATCACAAAAAAACCCAATCTCTTTATAGCACCAATTAACAAAAATAATTTCAAAAATGCCAAAAGTTACATTTTACTGTTCTTCATGTATTTATATAAAGATTATACAGATGCTTTTTACAAATTTACATGTTTTAATTTAGGCTTAATTAACTTTCATTCTGTACCCCTCTCTTTAGTACAGTTTATCTGTGCAAAATCAATATAGTATAGTATTACTGTGTAACCAATATAAAAATACAGAATTTCTGTATTTTTATATTTACTTCACAGATTTTTTGTATTATTTTGTGCATAGAAGGATAAAAAATGGAATTAGCCAATAATTTAAAACAAGCACGATTAGCCAAAAATATGAGTCAAGAAGAATTGGCTGCCTTTATTGGCAAATCAAAAAATGTGATTTCCAACTGGGAACGCGGTGACAATAAACCAGATGCAGATGTTATATTTTCTCTATGCGATATTTTGAATGTAGATGCTAATTATCTTCTCGGCTGGGAAGGAAATAATTCGTTCTCAATTTCAATCACTGAGCAATCTTTAATAAAAAAATACCGTAGCTTAGATGGCTATGGTAGAAAGTCTATTAACAATCTATTAGATGTTGAATACGAGCGCTGCAACATGGTTATTGAAGAAGATATGCGGGCATACATTACAAAGCCTTATTACGCTGTAGGAGCGTCTGCCGGCAATGGCAAATATTTGTTCGATGATCTTGATTGCACCGCAATCTCATTACCAGATACGCCACTAAATAACAAGGCTGATTTAGTCATTACTGTTAAAGGACATTCGATGGAACCAACATATCAAGATGGAGATAAATTATTAGTGAAAAAGCAATCCGAATTAAATGTTGGTGATATTGGAGTGTTCATCATAAATGGCGAAAGTTTTGTAAAAGAACTCGGCAAAGGCAAATTAATATCACATAACAAGCAGTATCAAGATATTTACTGTTCTGACTATGACAATATGATTACAGTTGGAAAAGTTATCAGAAGTATTTAATTACATATTAAGGGGAAATTATAATTTATGAAAAAGAAACTAACTTTTGTGGCATTTATTTTTACATCACTTTTTGTAATTGCTGGTATAAGCGTAGTTGTGGTCAATTTTAAAAAGGGAGATTTAAGTCGTGGAATAGTTGGCATTTTTCTAGTGGTGGGAATTTCATTTCTCGACTACAAACTCTGGAATTCGATTCATATAAATCAAACGAATAATGACTCATCAAGCCGATCTTGGTTTAAACGTATAAACTTTCCCATTGTACTCGCGGTTTTACTGGTTTTAGGATTAGTGAGTGGAAACAACGAAAGAAAAGAAGAAAACCCATCACAAGCCACAAGAAATAATGTAGTCAAAAATGATAAAAAAGAAGAGAAAAAGGAGGATACAAAAGAAGAGAAGAAAGAGAAAGATAAAGAGAAAGAGAATAAGAAAGAGAATAAAAAAGAAGACAAAAAAGAAGAACAACTACCTACATGTGATGGAATATCAATCACTTCTAATTGCTTAGTTGATGGAATAACGTATTCAAAATACATATATCATCCAGCAAAAGAAGCTGTAACCCATGTAGAAAACGTACAAACCGGAACAGAGACAAGAACGTCATCACCCTACATTTTATGCAATGATGGCTTTCATTGGGGTTCTATGACACATAGAGGTGCTTGTTCTGGACATAATGGTGTCGCGGACTTTGAACATGTAGATACGTATGAAATACCAGTGTATCAAGAGCAAATCGTTGAAGATTCTCCTGCTCAAGATGAATATTATGAAAAAGAGGAGAAACAAAAAGAGTAGTAAACATAAATAAAAGAAAGTCATCTGGCACATGAATCCTAAAGATATAGCAGAGAAATGCTATTAAGCAGTGAGAAAGGTTATACGAGTAGTTTAGGTAAAAATTATGCAATATTCTAAATGGAGACTAAAAATATATAACCTAGTTGATGTGGTTGATACAACTGGCGATGATATTCCTGATTTTGACTTTTACGATTTCTTTATGATAGGAGTAATATTCACAAGTATAATCCCTCTTCTTTTCAAAGAAGATGCTCCTATATTAATAATGATTGATAAGATTACCGTTATTATTTTTATCATAGATTATATTTTGAGATGGATAACAGCAGATATTCGAGATAAATCACATTCCATGTTATCTTTTATTAAATATCCATTTACACCAATGGCCATAATGGACTTATTATCAATAATTCCATCTCTGACATCTTTAAACGAATCATTTAAGCTTTTGAAGATTTTCCGAGTTTTACGTTCACTCAAAATGTTCAGAGCTATGAAAGTCATGAAAGTATTCCGTGCAGCAAAATATTCAAAATCATTATCGATTATTATTGAAGTATTTAAAAACTCAAAAGAACCACTTCTAGCAGTAGGGACATTATCTGCTGCATATGTCTTTATTTCGGCACTTGTGATTTTCAATGTCGAGCCAGATTCATTCAAAACATTCTTTGATGCTGTATATTGGGCAATTGTTAGTCTTACAACAGTCGGATATGGTGATATCTATCCAACAACCACCATAGGAAGAGCGGTTGCAATGATATCCTCTATTTTTGGAATAGCAATCGTGGCTCTACCTGCTGGAATTATCACTGCTGGATACATGCAAGCACTTGAGAAAAAAGAAATGTAATTTATAAATAGCCGTAGAGAAGAAGGAGATAAATAAAATGAAAGTTTCATGTAAGAGTAGATTATCAAAGAAGATGGTATTAAAGAGCATTGAAGCATTCACTTATGCATTAGAAACATTCAACAAACCAACCATTACTTATCGTGTAGAATCATTCTCCTACCTTATTTGCAATGCATGGGAACTTCTGCTCAAGGCACATTGGATAGAAACGAAAGGCAAAAAAAGTATTTATTTTAAGGAGCATCCTAATCGAACTATAAATCTAGAAAAAGTTGTAAAAGAAACATTCACGAATGATGCTGACCCAATACGAAAAAATTTAGAAGTAGTTATTGACTTAAGAAATACATCTACTCATTTTATTACAGAAGAATATGAGGAATTATATGCTCCGTTTTTCCAAGCATGCGTTCTTAATTATATTGATAAAATCGATGAATATTTTGATATAGATATAAATGTAGTTGTACACAATGCATTTTTAACTATTTCTACCTACCACTCACAAATCACACCAGATAGTTTTAAGAGAAGATATGGGATAGAAATCTATAACCGGTATATTAAACAAAAGAAAGCTATAGATGATTTGCTAATTATCCCTAATGATAAAGTCGCTATATCAATCGACTTAAATGTTGCTCTTGTGAAAGATGCGAAAAAAGCAGATTTAAAGGTCGCTATATCTAACGATGTGAATGAAAAAGCCGTTATCTATAAAGATTATAAAGACATTAATAAGTATTTCCCTTTTAATCAAAAGCGGGGTATGAAAACAATTAATGATCGTCTTGAGCGTGCTGGGATTCCCACTAAAATAAACGCATATGCTTTCCAACTTATCTCAAATTACTTTCATTTATATGATGATGAAAGTATGTGTTATCAAGTGCAGATCGATATTAATCCTCGTAAAATGTTTTCTAATAAGATGATTGACTTTATATTTAATACAATAAAGAAAGACCCTAAAATTGTTTCAGTTATTAAAAATAAAATAAAAAAAGACTAACCCCAGGAGCATGAGAATTCTAAGGCATACGCCCTACCCCCATTCGGGGACTCAGCTTTGTTCCTTCACGAGTTAATCGTATCTATTTTATATCATGACACTTTAAAATATTCAAGTTTTCCACACTATTATGTTGATAACTTTTTTACCCACAAAAAATCTGACTGCCACCAACAGCCGGATGGCAGTAAACACACGTTAAAGGGCTTTTGTTATACCCGATTTTGACATAATTCAGACAGAAAGGATGTAACCGAATGGCAACTGCACGCAAATTATTAATGTCCAAAAAAGTTTCATGGGAAGCCCGATACTACATCAGAAAACCATATAGCGGTCTGATATATATATATATATATAAAATTAAAAAGGGGTTTCTACAAAATCAGAAGCATTGGCATACGGAATCGCACATGAACACGAATCATCCGTTTCTTCAAATATCACAATGTTAGAAATGTTTGAATTGATAAGTCAATCAAACAATGCTAATAAGACAACTACCGATACGCGCAGAAACTGTCTTATTAAGTATGCTGATATAATTATCAATCAACCGATGAATCGCATCACTAAGGCTGCATTACAATCATGGAGAAGTGATTTAGAATCAGATAGTAGAATAGCAACCGCAACAAAGAACGATCTCAAAGGCTTTGTGAAACAAATATTTGCTTTTGCATATAATACCTATGACTTCTATGATTCTGCAAAGATACTAAAACCATTTAAAAAAACTTTGGATGACACACATAAAATGCACATCATTACTCCCGAAGATTTCAACAAGATGATAAGTTATGAAACAGATGAAATCATTAAAGCCATTCTGATATTTATGTTCCGTACCGGATGTCGCAAAAGCGAAGCCAGAGCACTATACAAAGAAGACTACAATCCAGTGATGAAAAGTGTACACATATATATATATATATATAAATCCATGCTACGGTATGAATCATCACTCGAGACAACAAAAACAGCAGGTCCCGTGCGTTATATTCCGTTGGATGATAAAACTATCGAAACAATAACGCCCCTGCTTAAACGGCACGGAAAATGGCTATTCAGTGATGTAGCAACAGTATGCCTTAGTACTCTGCAAAATCATTTTAAATCCAATCTAAAAGCAGTGGGGCTTTCGGATATGCGTCTACATGACCTACAACACAGCCACGTATCATTACTATGGGCAAATCATGTACCGATACCTGAAATATCCAAGCACATTGGTCATAGTTCTCCCGCTCAAACAATGACGACATATGCACATATCTTTGACAACAATCAAAGTGCAACTTTAGCAGTTTTAAATCGTTTTTAACAAAAAGTGCTAACGATTTGCTAACGTTTCTATATTACGCATAAAGAAAAAGCCCTTAAAATAAGGCTTTATCTCTATAAAGTGCCGCTTAGCAGAAACGAATTTATTTGTTTTTCTGTTTCCGTAAATTTTTAAAACCTCCATTTTTAGCCGTTTTCTGACTATCTGGTGTTTCTTTTATCTGTTAAAAAATTTTAACAGGGTGCCATTCTGGGTGCCACAAAAAAATGCCTACCCTCAATTAAGAGAGTAGGCTTTCAAGTTTGAAAATTATTTCAATTTACTTCATATCTTCTTCAGCAGTCTCATTAGGCTCTACTTCTGGCAGCCCTGCAAGAGATGTTGCGATTGATAAAACTGCAGCTAGTGCAGAAGTAGAACAAACTAACTTCCAATCAACGGCACCAAGTGTCGCTGTTGTTCCGATGGTTGCAACGAATGTCTGCGCTGCTGTTTTTAGCGCTCTTCTTGCTGCTGCTTTCGCCCACTTTAACCAATATTGTTTATCTTTCATCTTTTCATTACCTTACCTTTCTGTTTTAACTCTGCATAGAGTTCATCGCCTGTGTGGTTTCCACCAAGCGATTTGTAAACTGTATGTATCTCGTCGACTTCGCGGAATTCATCGACTGTAATGTGCGGCTTGTCGCGTAGGTAGTCGTGCCATTTATACAACTGTCCGCGGAGCATGATTTGCATGCCCTGCTTCATCACGGCTAGGTCGTTTTTTAGTTCTGTTTCTTCGTCTACCTTGTGCTGCTTCATGCTCTTAATTTTTGCCACAAGCCACGCAACGACACCGCCTGCAATGGCTGAAATAACCGTATTGTAAATCGGTGTAAATAAAGGGTTAATTGCCTGGATCATGCTCTTTAACCTCTTAACTTACGCGAATGCTGTTTCCTGGATAAATTAAATTAGGATTTTCAATGCCGTTAACCTCGGCCAGCCACTGCCATGTCGTGCCAAACTTCGCAGCAATTCCGCTCAATGTATCACCAGGCTTGATTGTGTAATAGACCGCGCTTGCTGCCGGTGCTTCTGCAGTTGCTCCATTGATCACGATTTCTTGTCCTGGATAAATCTTGTTCGGATCTGGAATATTGTTAATCGCCGCAAGGCTTTGGTATGTTGTGCCGTATCTTGCCGCAATTGCCGACAATGTATCGCCCTTTTGAACGATGTATGTTGTCGAGTCTTCTGCTGGTGCTGCTGCAGCAACCTGCACAGGTGCCGCTGTTGGTGCTGGTGCGATATACTCGCCTCCTGGGTTCGCGTACTTCATCCACGCCTCTGCGTCGCCGTAGAACTTATCAAGGTCAACGCCTCCGTCATAACCATAAACTCGGCCGTTTCCTCCTGCGTATTGGCGCATTGCGCATGCGTACGCTCCCTCGTTCCACGGTGTGTCCTGGTAGTATGTCGGCTCGCTGTCTGCGTATTCTGCAACCCACAGCCCGTAATCTCCTACGCCTGCAACCTTATTTAATGCTGACGCCTGGATATAAACTAATGGCTTAACGCCTGTCTGGTTATAAACGTTATCGCACCAGGCCTTGATCCATTCGTTTGGATAAACGTTCCATGCTGCGTTGCTCTCTCCCTCGAAGTCAAGAACCAGAATTCCTTTGCGGATATATCCTTGAATGTTCTGCAAGAAGAAATTACTTTCCGCGATTGGATCGCCTCCGTTGGCGTAATGATAAACGCCGAATAATTTACCCATCTCGATTGCCTGCTGCACGTGTGTGTCGCAGCATGGGTTGATATAGCCGGTTCCCTCCGTCGCCTTTACAACTACGAAGTCGTAACTAATTTGTCGCAAGTCTAGGCTTTGCTGCCAGCTTGCAACGTCAATTCCTTGTAATGCCATTTTTTCCACCTCTTTCTTTCTATCTAAAAAGGCGGCCGCATTGGTCGCCTTAATAGCAATATTTATTTTTCTTTGTAATAATCCCAGGTATTGCCGAACCCAGGTTCATTACCTTTGTTTCCATCAATTGTTGAGATAAACACAATTCCTCTAGCGATTGCTAAATCGCCATTGTTATAGGTTTTCTTTTCATCCCACGGCTTGATTTCAACCTTTGGCTTATCTTGACTGTTTTCTTGCTCTTTCAGCAATTTGTAATGCTTCGAGTCCTTATCCGGAGTATTAACTGTATCTGATGTTACAGCTTCGATAACTTCGTAAGGATTGCCATTGTGTTTAAATCGTTCGCCTTTTTTATACGGAAACTTCCGCGGCTTCCAATCTTCTAAGAATTTTGCCCACTTAATAACGTCTTTGATTTCTGCGTTCTGCAAGCCTAACGCGATAAATCGTGCAACCGCTTCGGTCTCTGCTCTCTCTTTGGCCAAGTCTATTTCGCTTTGGGGTACTTCATCAAAAAATATAGTGATGTTATATTTTCCCTCTTTGAAATCAACGCTAAAACTATTAAGTTTTAGATTACCCATCTTCGTTAGTCCTGGCTCGTCCTTTACAGTTGCTCCGGATATATTCTCCTGGGCCATGTCCTCTATAATCATTTTAATATCGTCCAGCCTGCAGCTCTTTCCTATCTGGTTTGGCCGGATGAAATCTAATGTATATGGGTGGCCGTTGTTTAAAATAATTTGTGCCATTTATTCCGCCTTTCTAACAAATAAGATTTCGACAAAAACATCGCCTATTGGCAAAACGTACCCACCGGGCCACATATTACACGTGTAAATTGTTACAGTTGTTTCGTCCCAATTTACTATGTTGCATAAACAACCCGTAGTCGAAGCACTAATCGGTGCCATCACCTTATATCCTGCAGGTGCTTTTATTGAAACATTCGTAACGTTTGAATTGTTGTTTAATACCGTAGAGCGCCTTGAACTAAACCGCCTAATAATAAAAGTATCGTTTCCACCAATAGCAAGGCCGCCTTTTGCGTACGTTTTCCCAAGCGTTGATAAATCACCCTCGTTGTAAATTCCGCATGGATTATTTCCGTTTCGACGAACCCACAGCATGTGGACGCTTGTTGTTAATTTGCCTAAAATCATGGCCCACAAGTTTCCGGTTAAAACGTACGAACGTTCGGTTCTCTGGCCGTAACTATCAGTTAAAACCAGCGTCAGTTGATAGTTCTGGTCGTATCGGTAACCGCTAACTCTCTGCTTAACTGCAAAGTTATTTCCGTTCGGCGTATATGCGCAGTTTACGCTATGGCCCTGCTCGTCTTTTAGGGTGATTGTTAATTGATTGCTTTCGCCGTTGTAATATGTTCCTTTGGCGCTCGCATATCCGTCGTTAACCGTCGGATTGTCGCGTTCTGCGCTGAACTCCGTTAATGTTGGATAAAAGTATGGCACGAATGTTCCGCGCCATTCCTGGGCCTTTACGAAGCCTCTGCTATCCTCAATTACAAACTGAACGTTGCCGTCAACCATTCCCTCCAGCTCTGCAGTATATTTTCCGTCGGCCAATTTTAAAGGCGTTTGCTGCTTGTTATGAACAACGTATATATTTTTTACTGTTGCAAAGCCTCGCGTTTCTACTTGCATTGTTAATTTCTTACGCGACAAATAGCGGAATACTTTATCATCCGAAACTTTGTTATTGCCTATCTCTTTGACTTCTGCAGCTGTAATAATTGGACCGTATCTTTCTTGTGGTAGGTCAATAAAAAAACCTACGTTTCTAGTGCCAATTAAAACCGCGCCTGGTTCTCCGGACGCGTATGTATCAATTACAATATTTCCGTAAACGTACGGAGCGTCTGTCATGTGTTGGATCATGTCCTCTGTTGGCGTGAATGCGTACTCGGTGTCGACGTTCTTCTGCAGTAACTTCTGGCCACTTGAACCAACCGCCCAGGATATGTTGTGGCGATATTTCTGAACTTTCTTATCAATTAGTAGGGTTATTGTTTCGGTGTTCTCACCGTCCAATTTGGCCCTGTTTTTATTGTTCTTCCAAACTGCGCCGCTGGCTCGTGGAATATTCGGAAGTTCGATTGCACTTTCCAGGTATGCGTCAGCTGCTGAAAAGTAAAAACTTAAATCACTGTTAATGCTTGCAGAATAATCGCCATTTGTATCATGGTACGCCCAGAAACCACCGTCCAGTAATGTGCCGCTGTTTCTTAGTGTTCCGCCTCCAGATACAGTTGAACATCCGGTTCCGGTAAACGTCCAAGTTCCGGAATAAATATAACCGACGTGTAGCTCGTATGTTGTTTGAACTTCTACCCAGTCGCGGTTCAGTTCTATGCTGTGATACTGCGGATTAATGCGCGCCCATAATTTGTATGTGACGCGTGCTGCTCCTGGCGCCCTGGTCGCCTCTGCGACCACTTGCCAATTATTATTAAGCATTACCATAAGTCTTTATATCTCCAATCCAGTTAATTACTGACGCTTTAACTTCTGCGGTCTTTATCTTTCCACCTGTGAATTCTGTTATTTCTGCGACGGTTGTCTTTGCCTCTATTCTGTGCGCGCCTGCGCTCAAATATTCCAAAACACGAAGGTATGCGAGCATGCTGTCGACTTTATCAAACTTCGCCAGTAACGTTCCATCTGATTTTTTAACGTTGACTCCGTTTGTATCGACCGTTGTAACTGTATCTTCTTTATCGCTACCGATATGCAAGCCGTTTTCGTCAAGTTTCTCTGTGATTGTATCGACTGTCTTGTCAAACTCTGAACGCTGGATTGTTCTGCTGAAACCGTCGGCCGTCTGCTGCTGCAATGTTTGCAGCTCTGTTTTCACAGAGTCGACGCCTTTGCGGTTTTCTGTTGTCTGGTTTACCAGGTGCGTTATGCTTCCGTTAAGTTGCTCGATTGTCGACTTGTTGGTTGTCGTCAATTCAACCAGGCCATTCAGCACATCGTCTTTCGTTGCGTCTGAATAACCGACCGTTTCATCTGTGAATGTTGTTTTATATCTTATCCACACCCACGTGTCGTTGGTCTTTTCTGGTTGTGCTGCGTTCCAGGTTCCGCCTGTTGGTTCTGTTTTTGAAGTTGACAGGTAATATTCCGGCGTTACTTGTTTGACTCCTCGGCCGGTTTTTCCTGCTATTGACGGAGAGAATACTTCCGACGTCGTGTCATCGCTGTACTTATAAACCGCACGGATCCATAAAGTGTAGCCCTCATTAACTAACGGAATATTGGCCAGCCACTCGCCTGTTGGTGGCGTTGTCGCGCTGCTTCCTGCTTGGTATGTAATTTCTGGCGTACCTACTATTCCACGCCCTGTGTCGCCTTTTATGCCAGTTAATTCCAGTGGTTCATGGCGCACTTCGTTGTCGTTCGCTGTAATATCTGCGAGCATGTACCACATGTGCTGTCCTGCTATTGATGGCGGCTTTGTGGTAGACCAGGCGCTGTCATTCTTCGATGGTGTATCTTTCGATGCAGTCTGCAGGTAATATTGGCGCGTGCCTTTATTCGCGTTTCCTACCTCTGTTGCAATATTTGCAATCTTACTTTTGAACTTCTCGATTGAAGTTTCGAACTCGTGCAGCTTCTGGTTCAATATCGTTATTGTGCGGGCTGGCTTTGACTGGTTCTCTCTCTGCTCTTTCGCTTTTGTTTCCAGGGCGTCCTTAAAGAACTGCGTTCCTGCAAACGTGCGCTTCATTAGCAACGTTTTGATTGTTGCTCCTGCTGGTGTATTGAACTGGATCGTGTCGCCTGGCTCAATATATGGCACGCCCATCATGCTGGCCGTGAATGGTATATATTGCACGTCTTTTAATTCGTTAAATATAGCCGTTGCTATCGGCTGCAAATCGGTCGACGCCATTCCGTAAAGCAGAGGGTTGCCTTCTATCAGATATGGGTTTTTCCCATCCTTATTTCCTGCAAGAACTCCTATATCGTCCTTTGTTGCTCTTATCTGCAGCACATCAATTTTTTTAATGTTGTAGTCTGCAATTTCAACCGTGCCTATATAATGGCTTCCGGTGTAAACCATTCCTGGTGTACCGGTTGGCTGTGTGATCTTCTTAATCGTTAACGTTCTGCCGTTATCCAGAAGCCTGGAAGTTACGAAAAAACAACCTGCCATTTCTTGGAGATAACCCAGGAACGTTGCGCCTGTTGCTTCGTTAACGTACATATTTCTCTGTGCAATTACTGCGTTGCTATTCGTGTATGTTTGCGGCAGTTGATAATCAATGCCGACCTTATTGCATAAAGAAATCAACAAATTTCTATGTGTTATTGGGAACTGTACTTCCTTGTTCCACCAAGCGCTGACGTCCTGGTTGAACTTTGCAAGCATGCCGCTCGCCTTTATGTTGTACAAGTGGTCGTTTTGCTTCTCTGCGTTATCGATAATATATGTTCCTGCTGGCATGGCCATAGAGCCGACGGTAATCGCCAGCTCTACTTCCTTGCCCTTTAATAAACCGATATTTCTTTCTAGGTTTAATAATGTAAATTCAATCGTTGGCTTTTCTACTGCTGCTAGGTCAAACGAATTATTGGAACTTAGACTCTCGGTAATTGATACGCCGCCACCGGACAGGTTGTTTCCTGTGTATGTAGGGCCGTTTTTGATTTTAATGGTGTAATTCTTCGGCCTGCCTGTTTCCGTCGTAAACTCGCGCTTTAAGGCTTCCTGGATGATTGTTTTTTGACTTGTGCTTTGTGCCATTCTTAACCTCCTCCTGCGCCTTATCGTTCAACGATTGAAATAGAAATATCTTTCCAGACTTTCTTATTCGTTGCGCCCTTGTCGATTGTGTACTTCAATGTGTTGCCGCTGTAGGCTTCCTGGATCACGCCTGCCGCTTTCTTCTTGCGGTCGTAATATTCAAACTTGAAGTACTCCTTGCCCTTTGTTAAATCTGCAATCAAATTTAACTCGTCGTCTGTTAGACGTGGCCACGACAGCTCGATTTTTCTAACGCCGAACCGTACGGTTTTCTTATGTGTAAAGCCCAGCGCGTCGCGGTACGCTTCCTCCGCCAGATCGTTCTCGCTGTACTTGGCGTTGCCTCGGATAACCGGTGGCAATGCCACGCCATCAACTTTATAAACGCTCATTTTTGCCATTGTTTATCCTCCTTAAAACGAAAGAACAGGACTGTTTCCTGTTCTTTCTGTTTCATCGTTGATATACTCAACCGCTGCAGCGCCTGCTTCTCGTTTGGTGATTGAGAAGTTCTTTGACGCGATTATTCTTAACAGCGCGATCGCTTCCTGGTTAAAGCCTCCGGTTTCTTCTCTGACAATCTGTCGGATTAAACCCTCCGGTGCTTCCAGGTTATTTCCGTGTGTTTGGTCACCCAGCATTGCGACAAACTGTTTATTTGGTGGAATAACTGCGCCTTTGGCCAGATATGGAATGCTCGGGATATTTATTCCCATGCCTCCGAAACCTGGCACCCAGCTCGGAATTCGAACCTGGTTAATTCCGCTAATAAAGCCATTAATCAGTCCGATTACGCCGTTAATTGGCAGCTTGAAAATAGAAACAATACCGCCAACTATTCCGTTAAAGATATTAACGACGCCCTGCCATGCCTGGCTCCAGTTTCCTGTAAATACTCCGGTTATAAACTGGATTATGCCGTTAAAGATTTGCTGTATCGCATTTACGGTATCGTTGAACGATTTTGCAAGACCGTCAAACGCTCCCTTGAATGTGCTAACTATCAAGTCGGCAAACCAACGAACCAATGCTGCGAAGCCGTCCAGTGTTGCTTTGAATGCTGTCGCGATTGCCTTTAATATCTGCAGCGTTGTTTCTTTGAATGCATTAAAGAAGTCGCCCAGCGGTGTAAGAACTTTATCTTTGAACCATGCTGCAACTTTTCCGAATGCTTCCTTTATTCCATTAACGCAATTTATCGCGAATTCTTTTACCTTATCCCAGTTAAGAACTAATGCGACCAGGATAGCGATTAACGCGCCTATTGCAATGGTTGCTATTCCTATTGGGCTGGTTATGAAGGCCAATGCTCCGGATACGGCAGCAATTCCTCCGGAAACTAATTTGCTGACAACATCAACGGCTTTCATGGCGCCGCTTATTCCCTCAAACGCTACAACTAGCGCAGCAATAACTCCGACTAATGTCGCGAATGTTTCCTGGTTGTTGTCTATCCAGTCCGACAATCCGTTCAATGCGTCCGCCACGACTTCTATCGCTCCGACGAAAGCGTCGCCCAGGAAGTCTGCGACTGGTTTCAAAATGTTATCCCAGAGATCTTGCGCTAATGGTGCCAGGGCTTCTATTGCTGAATGAATGGCTTTCAGCGCGCCCTCGATAACATCAAGGCCGGCCGGGATAACTTCCTCTAATAGCAGCTTCGCTATCGGTAGGACGACATTGTTGTATATCCATTCAAGAATACCCAGAATATCGTTAAATACAGGCCGCATGGCCTCTACCGCCTTTGCTATTGAGTTGAATAGCGGCTCCAGGTTTAGGTTCTTAACCCACTCAATCGTTGCATCAAGAATGCGGTCAAACCAATTCCATAAATCGCTCGCCATTCCGCTCAATGCTGACATTATTCGAACGCCGTTATCGTTGGCGGTCCAGGCCTCTTTTATTTTCTTGGTTGTTTCATCCCACAATGTCTTAATTTTGCCGAGCGTGTTCTTCAATCTCTCGCCCAGGTCAACCTGCTGCAATAAATCGCTGAACCCTAAACCTCCGGCACCGCCTCCGCCTCCGCTGTCGGTGTCATTTTTTTGCATGACTTCGATTTCATCGAACGACGCCAGGCTTCGCTTTCTTTCGTCCGCTTCTTTCTTGGCTGCTCCTGCCTGCTTTTCTGCAGACGCAGCCGCCGCCCTGGCCAGAATATCGACTCCGGTCAATGCCTTAATTATTGCCGCAATGAAACTCACGGCTTTGGCCAATCCACGAATTAATCCCTCCGCGATTGGTTGAACCGCTACGGCCGCCACCATCTTGATAGACGCAATGGCTGCCTGCAGCTCTTTGCTCTGGCTGACCGCCTCGCCGATGGCTTGTTTAATTCCTCGGAATGCCGACATTACACCGAAAGTCATCAACGTAAATCTTCCCATCAATCCCAGCATATTTTTTATTCCGCCAGATGCGTTGCCTATGCCTTTGGCCAAGTTGGAAATTCCGCCGCCGTTGGATCCTGCGCCTTTTCCTTTATTCGAGAAAAATTCCTTAAACTTCTGCATTGCAGTTGCCTGCTTGAGAAGTTGGCGCTCGTCGTTCTTTTGGCCGTCAACCTGTGCCTGCATTGTATTGCGCAGCGCTGTTTGCTTTAATAACTCGCGGTTCTGCTCACCTATTTGATTGGCCACATCCTTTGCGCTTGCTGAAATGCGTTTGAACCCACTGTCCGCTTCTTTCTGCTGGTCGATGATCTTCTGCATGTGCGCGTCGAATGCTTTATCGCCTATTTCTGACGCTTCTGCTTTCGACTTGCCCTGGGCCAACGCGTTTTTCTCTGCAAAGTTACCATCAAGGCTGGCCTCGAAAATGTTTTGCTTATCATTTTTTACGCCGCTTGCGATACTGTTTTCTTTTGCAGCTTTTGCTTCGGCCAATTCTGCATACTTCTGTTTTAATTCTGCAATCTTGCTTTTCGTCTTTTCGACTGCCTTTTCCTGGATAGATAAATTCTTTTCCATCTCCAGGGTTTGTTTCTTCATGCCGTCGGAAACTGCCGACGCATTTCCTATGCGTTCAATGCCGCTCTTTAATTCTTCGATTTTCTTTTTAATCTTATCCGCGCCGGCACTAAACCCAGAGGCGTCGAGTTTCGTGTTTATTCGGATCATGCTTTGACTCATGTATGCACCTCCGTTCTATGCTCGCCCTGCAAGCATGCTTTTATGTTTTATTCATTTTCCTTTACTTCTCCTCGTAGTAGTCTGTCGAATTCGTCCAGCGCTTCCTGTTCGCTCTCTGTTATCTTTTCTGGTAATGCAACCAGACGCTTTGCCTGGATTAACTCTTCCATTGCCTTTGGATTGTCTTTGTAATCACCCAGGTCTTTGTTGCGAATTTCTCGCACGCGGTTTAGCGCTGACTTTGGACTTAGGCCGTTTAATAAATCAATGAACTTCCACCAGTGCATTGTTTCGTTTTCTGGTTCGGATAAATCTATTTTGTAATCACTAATGAATGACGCGATTATCAAGCCCATGTCGTACGTGTAGTCCATGTCTGGCTCGCGTTCGGTCAAGATTTCGTCCATCTCTCTTATTTGTTCCGGCTCTTTTCCGCATTGCAAATATTTGACAAGCAATTCTTGCAACCTCTTCATTCCGTCAACGCTTAGATCCTGCGGAATGTCACCCAGCAATAGAAGCATTACTATTGCGCCGCGCTCTGCGTCTGTCACTGCTTCGTCCTGGACGATTTCGTAACAACGGATGGCCGTCTGGTACGATGTATTTATCGGAAACCTGCGGCCGTCTACTTCGATTGCCTGTGGATATCTCATGCTTGCCTCTTTCAGCTCAATACAGCGCCATTATCACCGCGGTTTTCGCCGATGTGATATTTCTTCTTCAAGCGTTCCTTGACGCTGTCTACGTTTATTTCTAGGCGGCTTAAATGCGGCTCTAATTGCTCAAATAAATCATCAAACATAGTCAAATAATTGCTATCACCAAACAACGCCTGCATGGTTCCTTTGCCCAGCAATTCATCCATTGCCTCGCGGTCTTTTTGATACATTTTTCTATACTCGTTCTGGATCTCCAGTTCTTCCTGTGTTAGCATGCCTTTTTTAGTTGGCTTCTGGTTCTTGTATTTATTGCGAATTGCTATAACATTGCCCTCGCAAACTTGGAGATTTCTTTCGACGTCTGTAAATGCTTTATTGACCTTATATGGCAGGTTAATATCTAATAAATCGAAGACGATTTCTTGGCCGTCGTCGCTTATGTTAATGCGATAAACTTCATCCTCGCGGCGTTTAATTCTAATTTTATTGATCGCTTGTTGATTGCTTCTGTCTGTCATTTTTTATTCTCCTCTTGTGCTTGTTAAATATTTGCAAGCATGTTTCCTTTACTTAAAACTTAAAAAATAAAGAGGCAAGCCACTGATGTGAACTTGCCTCATATTGCGTTATGTTTAACCGCCGATGCCAGGTGCTGTTGTTGCTTTCTTGAACTTAGCAGCGCCGTTTGCTTCAAACGTAACCGTTCCATACACTGGATCGCCATTAAGCGCGATTGTGAATGGTGCTTCTAATGGCTTTCCGCCGTCTGCTCCGAACTCTGTAATCTGAATTGTTACCTGGTTTAATTCCGCAGAGAATGAACCATCTGTCTGCTTGTCGTACGCATTAACAACAAGGAGTTGTGTTTCGCAATCTTCGCCGACTGCTCTCTTCTTTCTTAACGCGTCTACGTATTCAAAGATTGGATCTCCCTTGAATGCTGTCATTGGCGTTTGAACGCTAACCTTATAGGAGTCTACCGATGTTGTTGCGCTATCTTCGCCGATGTATGTTTCTGTTGTTGTTTCTGGGTTGTACTGGAACTTCTGTGAAGTTACGCCCTTGTTAATCAACGCCCACTTTTCCTGGCCGCCAGTCTTTGTTGGATCTGTGTTCAAAAATGATTTTAATAATGAACGCTTAATTTTTCCCATTATCTCAATTCCTCACTTTCTGTTTTTTATTTGGCTGCTGCTTTCGTGTCATGAATATACACAAGTTGCAGCTGCAACTGATATCTTGCTATTCTCCAGTCTGCTGTGACCGCAAATAGATAACCAGTTGTTGTGATGTTCAATTCCTCCGCTTCATCCCCTTGCGGCAATTCTGGGAGTCTTTCTTCGTCGCTTTGTTTTTCAATCCATGCGGCCAGTTCTTCAAAGAACTGGCTGTTTTCGATATTCATGCGCGCCTCTTCCGAATAATTGAAACGTGCGACCAAGTTAAAACGATATTGACGCTCTGATACGCCGTCCAGGTAATTTTCAATAACTGACGGCCCTGGTACTGTTTCGATGCTGAACGAACGCGTATCATCCTTTAAGAACTCTACCTTTGTTTTCGCTCCCATCTTCTTAATCAGTGGGCATTCATCAAAATATTGTTTAATTGCCTCGACAATGCTTTCCGGTTTGCTCATTTTATTTTATGTACCTCCGCATGATAAATTCTTCGACTTCTGCAGTAATCTTTTCGCCGTTGTCGGCCCACGAACGCTCGGCCCACATAGGCCCTGCGAGCGGGTGCTTTGACGTGTCATATTGCAGGCTTCTGCCGTCTGGATCCAGAATTTTTGGCACGCCTGGCCTTGACCAGAACATGTTGTTTTCTTCATCGTGGAACGCGCCCTTTAATGTTTCAGGATCTACCATCAATTTGCCATAATACAAATATTGCGCGTAAGGCGCATAATAAACTACGGCGTCTGGCTCCACAAACCTTTGTGCGCTTCCTGCAAGCATGCCAGTATCCATTGGCACGTACTTATCCGTTTGACGCATCATTTCTTGTGTAAAGAATTTTTGCGCTGGGCCGTCCGGTTCTAAACCTAACGTCCTGGTTAGATTTGACGTTGCAGCTCTTATTCCAGATATATCGACCGTCATCAATTTATCATCAGACACCGGTTATCACCTTGTTGTCGTTTGGTCGTCCGCAGTCATTCGTACTAATCGAACTAATTGTAATTGTTTCGTATTGCTCCAACTCTCGCATGCTCGTTATCTCTGGACCTGTACCTTTTACGACGTAATCGCCTTCTGCGATCTCTGCCGTATCTGCTATCTCTTTTGGTATAACAACCGTTGTGTTGGTCGTCGCCTCGAAGCCTTTTCCGCTTAATTTTAGCAGCTGCGGTCCATACCAGAATACGCCCTCCAAAACCTGGCGCTTATATTCATCGTCGCCGTGCTTGTGGTAAATCGTGCATGTGTGTGGGAACATTTCAACTATCTTATTTGTCAGCATGTGCAACCAAGCCCTCTATAAAGCAGGCCCGTTCCAAACAGATACATTTCAACAACTCGTTTATATTCGATTTTCTTTTCTGCTTCGGTCATTTTCGCTTCATTTCTGAATGTGACGGAATGCGGGCCGATTGTTTCTGACGCAATCTTTGCCGCTTCTTCCTTTCGCTGCATTTCTTCTATCTTTTCCACAACCGCGCACGTGCAGTCCTTTACGTCTTTTTCGTATGGTTGGCCCTGCAGCGCGTCTGCGTTAATTCTGCGCATGGTTAATCTGTTGACGATTGCGGAGGCTTCGCGTGCTAGTTGGTTGAATTCATCCTCCTGCAGCGAACCTTTGAATTTGTTTTTGTAATATTCAAAATCTACAAATTGCATTTATTCCTCCGTTCTAAAAGAAAGCAAGCAGGCGCTCACCTGGAGGCCTGCTTTTGCTCTTTGTAATGTCGCGGTTAATTACTTAACTTTGATGCCCGTTAATACGCCGGCTTTTAGAGAATTCTTTAAAGCAATGGCAGCAACCATTTCAACGTCACCTGTCTTAATTGCTCCAGGCTGTGTTAAATCTGGAAGGTTTGTGCTGATGATCTTGTCGCCTCTTGGTGTAACGCCGTGTAATGCGTCAAGGCCAAGTGTTACAGCATAAATGGATGTTGTTCCTGCTGGTTCTGCGATTTCGATACAGTCAACTGTCTTGTTCTTCGCGCCGTCGTAGAACTTACCGAGGTCAATCATTGGGATATTATCCCAGCAATCAACCGCGCGACCGAATGCGTCCTCAACTCTGGAATAGTAGCCCTTGCGACGTGCGATACCCTTAATCTTTGTTAACATAACAGAATTCATTAAAAGCATTGTTGGCTTACCTGCTAGGTTTGACATAAACGCGTCTAATGTGTCAAGGAACGCATCTGCGTTGTCTGTCATCTTCTGTGTTGTGGAGAGGTCCATTCCTGTTGCTGCGATTTCTGTTGATGTTCCTTTTAACATCTTCGCAAGGCCGTCAAACTGATTGTCCTTTGTGTTGTCGCCGTTAATTAACGCCCAGTGGAAGAGGTTACGTGCTGCTTCAATCTTTTGCTTAACCTGGAAGTCTAACTCGTCGACTGCTCCTGCTGTTTCGATAATAACGCGGTCAAGAGAGAACGCGCCACCGAAAATAGCGAGCTTTGCTGTTGCTTCCTTGCGCTTTGCTTCGTTATTTGTGTATTCAGAATTTAACGCACGGAATGACGCTGTTGATGGAGTCATCAACTTTGTATATCCATAAACTAATGTTGAACCACCTGTCGCTGGTGAAACCGCGTTATCAAAAACTAATTGATCAAGTAAAAAACTTGAACGGCGGAATTCATCGACTACTGTTTGCGCAACTTTATCGCGCATTCCTACTTTTGACTCTGCTAGTGTAATTGGCATTTTATTTTTTCCTCTACTTTCTTATTTTTAATTTTTAGCGTTTGCCGTTTATTGCGGCATTTAATGCTTCTCTTAATGACAGCGGTGCATTGCTTTCTTTCTCGAATGTACCATGCGCCGCGCCTGTTGCAGTTCCGGTAGCGAAGTAATGCGGATATGACTTTCTCATTTCTTCCTCCACGGTTTCGTAACCGTCGATTGTATCTTTCTTCGCGTCATAATGCGCTCTTAAATCTTCGACGTCGATGTGCGCCAGATAACCGATTGTGTCTTTAATGCCTGCTTTTTCCATTGTTCTTTGCAAGCATGTTTCGAACTTGATTTTATTAGTTGCCTTTTCGACCTCTGCTGCAATCAATGCTCCGATATCGTTTGGCTTTTCTGGTGCTGCTGTTTCTGGATCTGGATTGTCGTTTCCTTTTGCTTCTGGTTCCGGATTAATGTTCTCGGACTTCTGCTCGGATGATACACCAACGGCCACCTCGTCTACGCCTGGCTTCTGCTGCGTTCCGCTGTGGTTCTGCTTGTACGTGTCGATTGCTTTTGCAACTCGACGGTCAAACTCTGCTTTGAACGCTTTATTTGAATTCAAAAACTCATCCAGGCCCTGGCTTGCTCCAGCTGCGTTCTGTGGTTGTCCTGCGCTTTCTTGTGCGCTCTGGCTTTCTTCTTCTACTGGTTGGCTACCTTGCTGTGCTTCGGCCGTCGTGCTTTCTTGCGCTGCAACCTCTGCTCCTGCTGTGTTTTCGACTTCCTGGTTCTCTGCTGCGTTTGTTGCTGTTGTGTTTTCTGTTCCGTCCATTTTCTCCTCCTGTCTGGTTCCGTCCGTTCGCTTTCGCGGCCGTGCGTTCCCTATCTTGTATGAACATTGTTCTGCTTCTATGTGTCGCCTGTGTTTGCGTTTAACGGCCACCACAGACGTGTTCACCTATTTTTGAAAATAAAAAGCAAGATTTCTCCTGCGACTTGTATTTTAGTTTTTTATATGCTATATAATAACTAGGCACCACGTGTGGACCGCAAAAATTGGTCTGCGCCTGGTGCTTTTTATTTGTGCCATCTTATGACTTTTACTAATTTATTTCCTTCTTTAACAATAATATCTAACTGACTAAACGCATTTTGTTGCCTCAGACGATTGACAATAGCGGCGTGTATCGTTTCTAAATCAACATGCTTTGTGACGTCACATAACAGAAAGCCACCCTCATGAAAATCGGGACTTCGTGTTTTCTTTGCTGTTATCTGGTGAACGGCTGATTGAATGTGCTTATCGAGGGCGTTTTGTGATGTTGGGGTTTTTCTTTCAAAAAGTCTATTATCCCATGAATAATCAGGTGTCTGTAAATCTCTGTTAGTTTCTTCGCTGCGTTCAACGTTTAGTACGGTAATATTTCCGCCGAATGTGTCACGTATCCAATATGCATTATTAATATCCTCTGTCCTATCTTCATTTGGATGATATACATCTGGTTCAACAATGACATCGCCAACACCTGGTGACGCATTATCAAGATATTCTTGTGTTACATCTTGGATTTTAGCACCAACATTTACGCGAATTCCACGAATAGTCACCCATACAGGTTCACCTATATCATACTTTCCCATCAAAAAACCACCTATTTTTTGTAGTGAACTTGTAAGGCGTCTTTCATACCTGCTTTCTTTTTTATTTCCTCTTCTTCTTTTGGTTTATCTGAATTTTTGAAAATTCCAAATTTGAAGTTTATACTATCGTTTTCTGATTTATTATCATCGACTTGCTTCTTATCTTTGATTTTTAATTTTTTGAATTCTTTGCTCATGCTCGGAACCTCCTATCTTTTCTTACTTGTATTGCTCCCTTGCGGATGATCTTCTTAGGTCGTATTTGTCGCAGTGCGCTTCCAAGATTTGGCTTAATTTATCAATGTGCTGCTGCGCCTTATCTGCAGCTTCCATTGTTTCTGGTGTATCTTCCATCGCTTTCATTGCGTCGCGTACTTTCTTCCAACGACGGATATTACGTTCCAGCCTGCGCTGCTTCTGCGTTGCTTGGTATATTTCCGCGTTCTTTTCTTCGTCGTAATGCTCCGCTGCCTGGGTTGTTATCCCTGGAAAGAATGCAAAGAAACGGTGCCGACAATTAACGCCGCCTATGCCGTCAACTTCGCCGTAACCTGTAGTATCTGCAAAGTTTTGAATTTCATATCCTACGGCCTCGTTTGCTTCTGCGCTCCCTTTGCCGTGCAATGCGTAAACCTTGCCCTGCCACCAGGCGTGGTTGGTGTGGTCGTGTTGGCCGTCACCTACCCTGGCGCCCAGGTGTGAAGTTGTTTCGACATATTCTGCGCCCATCTCTTCTGCGCATTTTGCCATTGTGTCATTGGCCAGTCTGGTGCTGGCGCTGATTGCGTCGCGTCTGACCACTGCCTCTATGCTCATGCGTCGGATCGTGCCATCTTCGCGTCTGTATGTCGCTCCGTATATACCATTTTTGGCCATTGCTTCGATTGCTCGTGTAATAGCCTGATTGTGGCTGTACGTGCCGCTGGCGCTTTCGATATATGCCTGGTTTAGCGCCGTTATATATGCCTGCTTCGTGGACTCCAGTGCCTTTGTTTCTATTAACTTGATCGTGTCATTGACGAAGCCTTTATATGCCGCATTTTGTAACTGCTTAACGATTGGCAACTTCTGCAGCTGCTCCATGCTTAGTTGGATCATGCCGTTCTTATATGCTTCCTGCATGTCGTCCTTGTCAAAATTTGCGAACTGCGCTTTCTTCAGCATTTCTCGGATGGCTTCTTTGCCTCGCCCGGAATACTTGGATATCGTTTCGACCGCCTGTCGGTTTAATAAACCCAGTTCTTCCAGTTGGTTCAAGTTCCACTTCAACGCTCCAGTTGCTTCCTCGTATGTTTGGAACCGCATTATTACGTCTTTGAATAGTTGCATTTCCATTCTGTTGTAAATGTCCACCAACTCTTCGCACAGGGCCTCTATTTGCTTATCTGTTAGCATTTCTCGTCACCTGTGGCTACTTCTTCGTCTTAATGCGAATGAGGCCTCCACGCGCTTGTTTTGCGCCCTCCTGGTCGACAATATCTGCCGGCTTTTTAATTGCTTCCTTGATTGGGTTCTTATCCGGCTCGTTTTCTTCCGCTTCTTGTTCTTCTTCGCGGCCTGCTGTCTGTCTGCCGGTCGTGATGAACTCTTCGTCGCTATCTTCATCAACCAGCGGCTCTGCTGGTTCTGCAGCTGCTTTTCTGTTTCTGATTTCCGCGTCAAACTTAATCGCCTGCTCTTTGGTCATCTTATAAACATCCTGGTAATATTGGACGTTGTCGATTATTCCTGCGTTTAACTCCAGCAATGCCTGGCGTTTAACTTCTGCGCTGTCCTCTACGATAGAGTCGTCAAAGTCGATAGTGATGTCTTTTTCGTACGTCGCGTTATTTCGCAAATACATAACCGCTTTGATTAAATCTTTCAACGCACCATCCAGCACCTTTTCGTGCTGCTTTATATTGGTATATAGTTCGCTCTTCGTTGAAATTATCTGTGTTGTGTTCTGATACGTTCCGTTGCCTTTAAATGTAAAGTAATCAAGGCCAAAACCTACGGCCTTGCCAACTGTGTTTAGCGCTGTCTGCATGCCCTCTGTGTGTTCCTGGACGCGCAGCTGCGGATTGCTCTCTTCGATTAGTTTTTGCTTTCCGCCTTCGTCGTCTACATCCTGGATTGCGAAGAACTCTGTTTCGTTCTCATCAAAAATAGGCACCGTCTGTGGTTGCCCTTTTTCGTCTGTAATGATCTTGTAATTAACCGCGCCCTCGCGTAGGAAGATTTTTTTCTTTCCTAACAAGAACTCATTTTTGAAACTATCGTACACGAGGTCTGCTGTCTTTATTTCGTCCAGCGCATTTCCATAAACGGAAATTCCGAACGGTGAAAAAATAGAAATGTTGTTTTTAATGTTCGGCGTGTAAATCTGGAACATCTTAACTTCTGAAATGTATTCATCTACGACGCCGTCTTTTTGGATAACTTCGTACTTGCTGCTTTCGCTTGCTTTCTCTACAAAGTGATAATTGTTGATTTTGTACGTATCGTTATCCTGGCGCTGGTGTACTTCCACAAAGTATTCGTTGCCGGTGTATGATCCAAACGCGCAGCTCACAATCTCGCCGTTTTCTACTTCCAGTGGGAATATCATAGGTGCGTAAATGTAATTGATTTTAACGTTTCCTCTTGCGTCCTTGTATTCCGTTGTTGCTCCTGTTCCTAATGCCATGTACATTTCGACAAGATTGCTAAACTTAACCGAGAATTTATTTTTTTCTAAAATCTCCTTTAATATGGCGTTGTCGTCAAACTCTGCACTTCCTGCTTTCGTGTCGCTGTCAAGATTGAAACAAACCTTATCGTTGTAAAGCAATGACGCCCACTGCTCGCAAATTTGCTTCGGCAATCCTAAACTGAAACGGCTGCACTTCTTGTATCTGTGGCCGTTGAAGTGATTGTATGTGTGGAAACTTTCGACTTTGCCTTTGTACCAAAGCAACCACTCGCTTATATATGCGTGGTATTCCGTCGCAAGCACTTCGCGGTTTAGAACCTGCTTAATGAAGCCGCGCACGGCCGTTAGACAATCGCTTTCGTTTGTTACCAGTTTTCTTTCTGCAATCTCCAGCGTTGTTTCTGTTGTGTTTTGAATATTCATTCTTCGCTTGCCTCCTTTTTATCGCCAAGTGCCAGCCCTGGCAAAATGGCAGCCATGCGTCGCCAGTAACCCATTACCAGGTATCGCTGCGCGTCGCATGCGTGGTCGTCAACCTTGACCGGAACTTCTTTTCCTGCCTCGATTGACTTTTCGTCGTATTGATATAAATACATTTCTTCCTGCAGGTTCTTCTGTGTTGGGTGGTATGTCATGGCCTGCAGGCTTAATAATTTGCTAACTCGTTGTATTCCAACGGCTACGTCGTTCTTCGCGTTGTGGATCATAACGTCCGGACACAAACGTCTGATTTCTTCGGCCAGGCCCTGTGCGGATGGATCTATGAACACATCTGTCACTTTCTTTCTGGTCGTTGGTGTGCTTGCTTCTGGGTTATGCTGCAGCTCAACTGCTGCCTCGTACGTTGCTGGCTGTGGGCTTTCCAGGCGCTCCTTAAATGCCTTGAAGTCCTGCGCGTATTCGCTCGGGCTTTTCTGCTTTCCTGTATCTCTTCCGCTGTGCCAGTACTCGCCTACTCCTCGCAGCTTGCGGTTCTTCATATCCAAGCCGAACGCCTGATATGTCGTCGCGTTCTTCTGGCCATAGTCGACGCCTATGCCTATGTAGGCTATATCCGCCCAGTTAAATCGGTCACTTACGTGCCGCTCTGGCTCAAACATGTAATATATTACGTCGTCAATTCCGACGCATTCGCCTAACCAAACCCAGCGGTACATCTTCTCGTCATTCCGGCGCAATTCTTCGGCGCTGTCTATTAACTTTTTACCGAGCCACTTAACCGGTACATCTTTGAACGTCGTATGTATGCGGATTGTATCTGGGCGGCGGCACATCTTATCAACCCATTGCATGATTGGTGCTTTCTGATTCTTCGGTGGATTGAAATAGTATTCCATTGTGAACTCGTCGCTGTTTCCGCGGACGAATGTTGCCTCAATGTTCATCAATTCGTCCTCACCGTCGCCGTCGTCGAAGAACTCCGTCAACTCGTCAATTATTACAAGTTTGATTGGGTTCTCTTCGTCGATGATACCCTTTGTATCGTCTATGCCGTCGGATCCAGTGAAATATATCGTGGTTCCGTATTTCTTGTACGTGATTTCCATCGGTGAAACTGTTATCTTGAAGTCCTTTTTGCTTAGGCCTAAACGACCAATGGCTCGCAGAACTTCTTTATAAATCGTTTTCTTTAACTTGTTGTGGTGCTTTCTCAATGCTACAACCGAGCAATGTGGATCACTTATGATTTTGTAAATCGCTTTAATGCCTGCCCTGCTGGACTTTGTTCCTGCACGGCCGCTGTCGAAAATCTTATGCGTGTATGTCCTGCTGGCGTTGAACGTGCTGTAATATGCAGGGATTATGATTTCTCGAATGCTCACCACTTTCCCTGGTGTGTCTGTAATTCCTGCCATCAATTCTCACCCTCCTGCTGTTGTTGCTCGTTTCCGTGCGTTTCTGGCGCGTTTCCTGCCTGGGTGGTGGAATTGCTCGACCGTTGTTCTTCCTGCGGCTCTGGCGCTTCGTTTGGTGGCTCCTGCGGCAAGTCATTGATGATTGTCACCTTTTCTTTATCCTCGGAGCGCTCATCCTCTGCAAACCGGTCGCGTTGGCCTAATAGGTTTTTACCGAGGAAAATCTGCATGGTTATGTTTCCGCTGGCGGCCGACTTCCATTGCAGCCGTCGTAGGCTCGCCCTGGCGTCGTTCAAGCCGTCCTGGTACGCTTTATTAAATTGCTTTCGGCGCTGCAGCGTTTTAACGCTACAGCCCAGCACGCTTGCGATTTCTTCTTGTGTGCAGCAGATTTTGGCTAAGTTCTTCACGGTGTCATAATCAATTTTGACTTTCTTTCTTCCCATGTGTTTCGCTCACCTCCGCTCTGCTGTACCTCCTGTTTATTTCTTTTTTCTGTTTGGGTTTGTTTCTTCGTTTAGAAGTTTCGCTTTCTTGCCAGTCATCTTCTGCCAGCGGTCGATTATTACATCAACAAAGCGTGGATCTAACTCCATCAAGTAGGCGCGTCGCTTTAATTGCTCCGCTGCTATCATCGTCGAACCGGAACCTCCGAAGAAGTCGACAACAATTTCGCCCTGGCTGCTGCTGTTCGCCATCAGACGTCCTATTAGTTTGACCGGCTTCATTGTTGGGTGCAAATCGTTGGCTGCCGGCTTATCCTCGTGAATGATTGTGCTTGCTGCTCCATCGTCCTGGTGTTCTTTTATGTATTCAATCAGCTGTGCCTTAGTCATCTTGCTAAAGTTCAGCTCATTCTCTATGACTGTTGTCTGTGAACGGTCATCAATGAAGAAGTGGGCGCCACCGTCTTTCCAACCATAAAGGCACGGCTCGTGCTTCCAGTGATAATCTTGGCGGCCAAGAACAAGTGAATTTTTTACCCATATCAAGCACTCCCTGACTACCCCCCCCGCTCGTTTTAGAGCGCTTCGGAAGTTTGCGCCCTCTGAGTCCGCGTGGAAGATATAAAACACACCTCCAGCTTTCAGACTGTTCAGCATGTTGTTGTAGAAATCTACTAGAAAGTTAAAGAAGTTATCGTCCGACATACTGTCGTTCATTATGTTCCCTGCCTTGCCGTGATAGTCGACGTTGTACGGTGGATCTGTAATGCATAAGTCTGCAATCTCGCCATTCATCAACTGCTCGACGTCTGCTGCGTCTGTGCTGGATCCACACATTAGGCGGTGTTCTCCTAGTTGATAAATATCGCCAAGCACCGCGTTTGGCGTTGCGGTTAATTCTGGATCGTAGTCGTCCTCGTATGCTTCCGGTTCTTCTTCCTGGTCTATGCCGTCAAAGAACCCGAAGTCTGACATGTCGAATATGTCGCTCAAGTCGTCCAGCTCGTCCTGCAGCAATTCTTCGTTCCACTCGGCAATCTCTGCAACTTTGTTGTCGGCCAATCTGAACGCCTGTACTTGTTCCTGCGTTAGGTCTGTCGCAATGATACAAGGCACTTCTTCTAGTCCGAGGCTTTTGGCTGCCGCTAGTCTAGTATGTCCGCATATCACTGTGTGGCTTTCGTCCACGACAATCGGAACCTTGAACCCGAACTCGCGGATTGAATTTGCGACGTATGGAACCGCCTTTTCATTCTGGCGTGGGTTTTTCTCGTATGGGTGTATATCTTCCGTCTGCAGATAGACGATTTCTTCGGTTTGACTCATTCGTTGGTGCGTCCTTTCTTTTTTAGTGCAGAACTTAATCACGCGACTGCTTTTTGCTCTTTCGCGTTTATCTCTGTTTTGACTTTTAGTCAGTTCCGCTTTTTCTGTATTGAAAAACCGCAGCTCACTTTTTCTGGCTCTGTTGCCTTTTCTGTGTTCCACGGTTTTGTTTCACGATTTTGTTTTGTGTGTTTATTCTTGCGTTATTCTTGTTTTTGTTTCTTGTTCCTGGTCTTTGTTTTTGTTTTTTGTTTCTTGCTGCTTGCCAGGTTTTAATTTTTTTCGCCTATATAGTATATATTTATAAATTATATATAAATACTTATATTTACTACTTAATATTATCTATGCTGCAAATATGTATGCTTCCACGCCTTGTATTTGGCACATCTTACGCCTGGGCACATGTGTAACGTTCCTGGTTCGCTGTAGCGGCATTGGAAGCACGGACTCATTTCTGTTTGTTTCTCGTCGGTATGTTTTTCGTGGACGGATGTTTCCTCGTACTCGTCTAACTTTGCGCTGTTTCGTGCGTTTCTGCTCGCGACGCGCTGTTTATTTCCACAGAGGTTACCTCTCTGTTTTCTTTCTTGCGCATTTCTGCGATTTTGATGGCTGAATTTCATATTATTTTTGCCTCCATTCTGTACTTGAAACGTCTTTTTTTATGTTTCGATTATATTTTTACCGTTTTTTTATATACATAATTGGCACTTTTGTGCGGTTTATGTCGTGATTTTGCTGTTTTTGAAATTAAAAAAGCGACCACGCTGGAGGCTTGCTTCGTGATCTATGCGATTTGGTCGTGGGTTTCACGTCCACCTGCCTGGTGGCTTCACGCTTTGCTCTGGATCATGATGTTTTGCAACGAGGAGGTCACCGGAGCCTGTGCTTGTCAGACCTCCAAACACGCCGACTAAAGGAGGGTTAGAAAACCGCTTTTGCGGCTTTCGTGGTCTGATAATTCTTTCTACAAATATCAACATGAAAAAGAAACTAAAAACCGGCAGGTTCTTATTCCTGTCGGCTTCTAGTGTTTTCTGAACGATTGCAATTTTAGAAAGGATTTGATTGTCTATGCCAGATAATCAACTTTTGAAGAGATTGCAGATATTTTCTCTTCATGACCATTATACACAAAAACTTAACTTTAATTTTATAGTCTTTCGGCCATCTTGTTCAGGATATGGTTGCGGCGCCAGTAAACTCCTGGGATGGTAATTATCAACGCTTCAGCTATTGCTCTAACCGGCAGTTTATCCCAGTAGATCATTTCTAGCAGTTCTATCTCTTCATCGGTCAATCCATATAGCATACGGTCGACATCGTTCACGTTTTCTTCCGCTTGGATCTTCTTCCTGTACAATCTCTCAAGCTGTGCCTCTATCTCGCCAGGCGTCGGCCCTTGAGAAAAACTGCTCGAGGCTCCCTGTTCTGGTCGTGGCTGGTTTCCTTTGGCTGTGGTCGTTTTGATTTTGAATTCGGCATATTGATCGCCTGCATCCAGCATGCGTTCTATGTTCTGGCGGAAGTTCTGCAGTTGGTGGTGAACCTCTGCTGCTCTACTATTCATCGCCATTATTTTAACTCCAATCTATCGCCTGCCCGCAACATGGGCAATAATTGTATTTAGACCATTCATCACCAACCAATTCATTACAATTTGGGCAAAAGTAATTTAATTCCTTTTCATTCGGGGTTTCTCCTGGAATTCCTTTGCAATAATTATCTATCAATTGTTCATTTGGCTTTTTAGGTGTAGCGCGTTCCACAAGTTCTTCTAACACTTCAAGATTTTTATCTTCGCAATGTCCTAATGTTTTAGGCTTTACTCGATTATGCATGGTGAAGTAAATGCTTGATAACGCTTCTGTATATTTGCTCATAACCCTAACTCCTTTAAGTTGTATTGCTTATCGGCTTCCATATCTTTGTAAAGGGTCCCGGTTTTGAAGTTTGGCAATGTTGCAACTCCAAACCCATTATTATTTTTGCTTTTATATCCGATTGATATCCATTCTTCCTTGTATCCCTCTATGCTCTCTTTTTTAATCCATAGAACCACATCCCTAAATGGCATTATCACCACTGACAGGTATTCCTTTTCTTTTTCTGTTAGAATTGTCAGATAATATTTCTTATCTAGCCACTTTATGAAATCAATTGCCCACCGTGGAGTAAATTCTTGTGCGTCGTAATATCTGCAATATATACAATTTCGGTTATCGAAAATTTTAACTCCTAAAATGCTTGCTGCTTTATATGTAAATACGAATTCCAACTTATCAAGAGAGTACTTGTCTTTGTTCTTCATAGTCCTAAGTCCTTTAAAGCAATAAGGCTTTCAATTTCTTCGTCGATAAAACTGTTTTCATAATCTGAATCATAGTCCAAAACAAATTCACCATTTTCCCAATACGCAACGACATATTTTTCATTTTTTAATTTCAATAAATATTTTTCCTTTTCAATAAATGGAAATGGTTGTAGTTTTGTTTTTTCTTCTGTTGTTTTATTTGTTTTGTTCATATTTTCCCCCTTTTTAAATTTCTGGATAAATCATTCGGCGAGCAATTTCTGCAGCTGCTTTTTCGTTTCCTTGCATTTTTCTTATTGCATAGACATCTTCGAGGCATGCGTTTAATGAACTGCATTGTCGCTGTGCGATGAACTTCGGCCCTTTTAGCCCTTGCGTTCTCTTCATGACTAGCCACTGGCCGTTGTCATCCTGGACGGCGTAATATCCGCCGTCCACATAAATCAATTCGAGATTATTTCTTTTTTTCTTTTCGTTCTGTTTCATGCTGCCACTTCCTCTCTGGTATATCCGTAATAATCGACGTACTCCTGGTCTGTCATTACAAACGGCGCTTTGATTAAGTCGTCCACCAGG